CGCACAAGATCCAAAGGTGCAAGCAGCCGCTCAAGAAGCACTATCGCAAAGCGGAACCATGCAGGAGGATGAAGATCCCATGGGCACCGCATACCAAAAGAGAGCAGACAGGGCAGGAATGGGAAAAGCCGCGGGCGCCGGCCTCGGCTTAGCTGGAATAGCCGCTATGTTCGCGCCCGGCACCCTCGCTCTTGTTGGTCAAGCCGCGGCAGGAACTGCGGTGGCAGCGCTGGGATTCACCGCTGGTCCCGCCTTGATGGCCATCGGAATGATACTCATGTCGAAAATGCATTCCGCTGAAGGAGAAAACAGGTGGAAAGCGGAAATGCCCCACTTGCGCAAACGTTCAGACTTTTCTGATGAAGAGCATCAAAAGATGTATAACAGAGGATAATCAATGTCAGACGAAAACGACGATAATAACGAATTTGATTTTCTACCTCCCGCAGAGCCCCCGCCCTCCTTCAATCAGGAGAAGGACCACTATCACGAACAGGTAGATGCAGAAGACTTCGGTATGGTTGAGGACTTCGGATTACAGATGGAATACTCTGATGAAGATCTCCTCCCAGAAAACACTGCTCCGTCTTCTATAAACGTGGGCTTTGTTGGCGTCGGCGGTGGAGGCAATAAAATGGCCAATGCTTTTATCGAGCTTGGCTTCAACAAAACGTTACTTGTCAACACAACGGGCAAGGATATTCCAAAGAATGTTGAAGAAGACCACGTTGTTCTTATCCCTGATTCAGACGGAATCGGCAAGAACACAGATTATGGAAAAGAGATATTAAGTCAGAATGGCGCCATTGTCGAAGATGCGCTCCGCATTAAGTTTGGAAAAGTTGACTGGTTGTTTGTATTTGCTGGCGGTGGTGGCGGCACCGGTAGTTCTGTCAGCGCTCTCCATCCTGTGTTTGAACGGTACATGCGATCTGTTCAGTCCACTGGTAAGGTTGTTTATGTAGTTTCTTGGCCAACTGCTCAAGAAAACCTCAATCCTACAATCGCCCGCAACGCCCTTACCTTGGCGAATGACGTGCTGACTCACCCCCACATCATCCTTGATAATGAACGCGCCACGCGCTTACTGCGTGGCAGAATAGGCATGCTTGGCATGTATCCTGTCGCCAACACAACATTTGCTAAATCTTTCGCCCAGGTACTTAAGCTCTCCACCGAGGATTCACCGATCCAATCTTTCGATAGCAAGGATTTGGAAACATGCTTGGGTAACGATGGCAGAGCTTTCTTGGGCTCGACAATGATAAAAGATCCGAATACTGCTAAGCTTGGTTCGGTGATCCTGCACAACTGCATGAACCGCTCCGCTTGTCCTCCCCCGCGGGGGAAGGCCGCAGCCGGATCCCTTATATTGGTCGCCTCAGAAGAGATGGTGGCTGATCCTAAGATAAGTAAGAATCTTGAGTCTGCGATTGCTTATGTCGGAGGCCGTTGCGAGACACTTTTCTCTGGCGTCTATGTCAGAAAGAATGTGCCCGGTCTGATTGCAATACTAAGCATGAATGGATTAGCAAGATAGGAGTTGCAAGGTGAGCCTCTGGCACAAACTAAATAGTTGGTTAGAGTGGAGAGGTTTGACGTGGAATGAAGTTGGCTATGCATTGGTAATCCTGTTGGCTTTAATTGGAGCAGTAAGTTTTCTAACTTGGGCTGTGATACAAGGATATAAGCCTTATGCCTTATGAACGAAAAGGAAAATGTGTTTACAAGAAAGGCACTACCAAGCCCGTAGGCTGCTCTGACACGGTTGAGAAAGCCAAGGCATATTTAAAAAAACTTTACTCTGTTGAAGAAATCGTTCGAGAAGAGATTAAAAGATTTTTAAGAGAAAGAAGGAAATAAACCATGGCGTCTAAGAAAGGGTTTGTTGATACGTGGATAGAGAAGTTCACGTCTAGAAAGTTATTAGTATGGTCGACCGCCTCGGCGCTAGCGGCCTTCGGGCATCTTGCTAGCAGCGATTGGGTAGTTATTTCAGCTATCTATATAGGCGGCCAGAGTGCTGTCGATATTGTCGAGAGACTAAAGAAGGTCTCATAATGCCGCAGTTATTGTTGAAACTGCTTCCTTATCTTAAAGCCTACTGGAAAGAGTTGGCTATTATTTGTTTGGCGATGGCGTTTCTCGGCAAGATGAGATATGATCACCGTCTGTTGATTAAAACCTACGAAGAACAGACAATCGCCCTCCAGGAGCAGATTGACGGCTTAAATTTAATTCATGCTGAGGAGCTACGCAAAAAAGAAGCCGCCCTCCAGGCGTACAAAGATTCTCTCGAAGAACTTGAAAAAGACTACAACAGAGAGAAAAGAAACAACCGGAAGACAATTGACCGGCGCCGCGATCAGATAGAAGAACAGTTTTCCCAAAACAAAGAAGAGCTAGCAAATGAAATCATTAACAACTTTAATTTTGAGTATGTTCCTATGTAGCAGCGCCTACGCTGAAGACGTGGGCCAGTTTACATTTTTAGGATCCGGTCAGTGTGCTCCATTTGAGGGCACTCTTTTTGATGCAAAAGCGACATCCCGCCTTCTAACGCTCGAAGAAGAAATGATTTTGGGATGTAACGCACAACTGGATTTTGAGTTAGCCAAACAAAGAACAGAGCTTCAGCTAGATCTGGACTCGCAGAGGATTCGTTTTGAGGCAGACATTAAAGAGAAAGACTTGGCAATCGAAACTCAACTTCGCCAGATTAGTGATCTTCAGAACGCGCTAAAGAAAGTCTCTGCAAACAACAAATGGCTCTATGCCGCCGGCGGCGTGGCCACCGGGATTGCGCTGTCATATGCTGCTTATGAGGTCCTGGTCAAGTGAAAGATCCCAATAAGATAGCTGCTGTAGAAAAGGCAATAGCGAAAAAGTATGGCGACGAAGCAATACAAAACCCATCGGCCAATTGGGATGACGAAAAAGAGAAAGACTATTTAGAGCAATCAAAAGAACTATACAAAAAGTCCTATCATAATGAAGAGCAGCAGGAAAAAGTTGATGTTAATGGCATAAAGGTTTCAAAAAAACTACTTATACGTGAATCTTTAAGATGTTGTCCTGTCTGTGGGTCTTACCCAAAGAGATCATTGGATGATGTTTGCCTTACTAAATTTGATTGTTGCAGTAAATGTCACCTTCAATATGTGGAAGGCAGAGAGGAAAGATGGCTGAAAGGCTGGCGTCCAAAAACCCAAAAAGAGGAAAGTAAATAATGGCAACAGTATACGAAATCGTTCAGGGGCTAGCCCAGGCAGCCGCCAACGCATATGACGGGGCTCTCGGTGAAGACTATGAGCCGGTAGAAACAGGAGCGCTCCGCAGAGAGCAGGGAGACATGCTTATCGACCAGCGAGTGATGGACGGATTCGGTGTGAAGTTTTATGGCAACATGATGTGCCTCACTTATCACTCTGAAGTCCAGCTTAAGGAGATCTACGGTCCCGGCTTCGAGGCCGAGATTGATCAGCGCATGATTGATATCGCCGGCTGGCTCAAGAAAGAGTACAAGCGCATTACGGGAGACTCCGTCACTCTTACCGAAGAAGGCGAAGTGGATATATTTGCAGAGAACTCTTCTCGTGTGCGTTCTTGGGTAACTGCCAAGAAGCACTTTAAGATTAACCAACTTGATGAGGCCATGAACGACGATAACTCTGGTAACTCTAATACTGTAGAGAAAGGTTGGGAATCGTTTCTCAATCAAGGCGGATGGGACGGAAAACGCCCTAAGAACGATACGCGCTAAGATGATTAATGAGTTTTCAACTAGACAAAAAACAAAAAGTAAAAGAGATTCTAAAGTGCGGTAAAGACCCCGCTTACTTTCTGAAAACATATGCCCGCATATCGCATCCAATGCACGGGCTGATCTTATTCGATACGTATGATTTCCAAGACACGCTGCTGCATGATTTTAACGATTATCGTTTTAATATTATTCTAAAAGCACGCCAGCTTGGAATTTCAACCATCACAGCCGGCTACATCGTCTGGCTCATGCTGTTCCACAGGGATAAGTCCATTTTGGTTATGGCAACAAAGTTTGCCACTGCTGGAAACCTTGTCAAAAAAGTTAAGGGGATTATGCGCAATGTTCCCGACTGGCTAAGTATTGCAACTATTACTGTTGATAACCGTACTTCTTTTGAGCTTTCTAATGGTTCTACAATTAAGGCCGCATCAACCTCTGGTGACGCTGGCCGTTCTGAAGCGCTGTCGCTGTTGGTTCTTGATGAGGCCGCCCACATCGAGGGACTAGAAGAATTGTGGACGGGCCTGTATCCTACGCTATCTACAGGTGGTCGCTGTATTGCTCTGTCTACTCCTAACGGTGTTGGCAACTGGTTCCACAAAACCTGTATTGATGCCGATGCAAATGTTAACAACTTTAATCTAACAACGCTGTCCTGGGACGTTCATCCTGATAGAGATAAGGCTTGGTATAAAAAAGAAACCAAGAACATGTCCAAGCGTCAGATCGCGCAAGAGCTAGAGTGTAACTTCAATACTTCTGGCGAAACCGTCATCTCTCCAGAGTGCATGGAATGGATGTTGTCAAATGTGAGTGAGCCTAAATATCGAACTGGGTTTGATCGCAACTTTTGGATTTGGGAGGAGTACGATCCGTCATGCAACTATCTTGCCGTTGCAGACGTTTCCCGTGGCGATGGAGCCGACTTCTCTACGCTACACATGATTAAATTAGAGACTCTCGAAATAGTAGGCGAGTATCAAGGCAAGCCAACACCAGATATGTACGCTAACTTCTTGAATCAAGTAGGGCGAGAATTTGGAAATGCGATGCTTGTGGTAGAGAACAACAACATCGGATACACCGTCCTCGATAAAATGGTTGAGTACGCTTACCCAAATTTGTATTATTCGATTAAGTCTACACATGAGTATATAGAGCAACATAGGGGTGAATACCACACGTCTGCGGTACCGGGTTTCTCCACGACAATGAAAACACGGCCCCTTATAGTTGCAAAATTAGAAGAGTTTATCAGAAATAAACTAATTAAGATACATTCTTCGCGAACTGTAAACGAGTTTAAGACATTTATATGGAGGAACGGCAAGCCCCAGGCAATGAAAGGCTATCATGATGATTTGATTATAGCATTGGCAATCGCGTGTTGGGTTAGAGATACAGCGATTCAATCAAGTGCGAGAGATTTAAATTATCAAAAAGCCTTTGTAGACGCCATCTACACAGTTAAAACAACCATGAATACACAAATAAAAGGTCAAGATGGCTACAAGCAAGGCAATGCAACTGATATAATATCTGAAGCGAAATCCTATTGGGAACAATACAAATGGATTATAAAGTGAGAAAATAAATGGCGCCCTCAAACAGAAATAGAAATCAGGGGAAAAACCCTGCAAATCGAGAAACAGATCTATTCAAAGCACTGACTAGACTATTCTCTGGACCTATTATTAATTACAGGTCACAAACTGGCCGCAAGATTCGGCGCCAGCACCTGGACAAGTATTCTTCACGTTTCAAGAGCGCCTCTGGCCAGCAGTTTAAGAAGTCCCTCTACAATCCGTTGGACACAATTGCGACCAACGCAATTCAGAATCAGCGCCGCTCAGAGAGATATGTAGACTTCGATCAGATGGAGTACATGCCCGAGATAGCGTCTACTCTTGATATTTACGCAGACGAAATGACAACTCACACAGAGTTGCGGCCGATGCTCAACATTAAGTCTGGTAACGAAGAAATCAAGGCTGTCCTTACAATCCTGTATGATCAGATTCTCAACGTCCAGTACAACTTGTTTGGCTGGGCTCGCACAATGAGCAAGTATGGTGACTTCTTTTTGTATCTTGATATTGACGACAACCATGGAATAACTTCCGTGATTGCATTGCCGCCGATGGAGATTGAGAGGCTGGAAGGCCAGGATAGCACGAACCCC